ACAATCAAAACTAATTTGTTTTAATAGTCTTTCAACTACTTTATTTGTTCTATCTTTTTCTTCAGATAAAATATATTTTTCTCTATCTATAAAAAAATCCTTTAAATCATTTGATGATCTTAATATATCATTTATTGGTTGATTGGATTTATAATGAACTGATATATATTTATATATTTCTACAGTTCTTTCTTCTGGTTTTAATAAATCATGAGAATAATTTCTAACAGCTCTTCCTATAATTTGATTAACTTTACTCATATTCCAATATGGTTCTAATATATGCACTTGTCTTACAGCTTTTAATGTAATTCCTTCAGAAATAATAGGAGAACCTATAATAACTCTAATATATTTACCATACTTATTATCGTCACTATTGAAAACTCTTTTATAACGTTCCCTTCGCTCAATACTAGTACTATCATCAAATACAATAAAATATTTATACATTTTATCTTCTGTAACATTTTGTTTACCTTTAAATTCATAAAACCCATTATTTAATAAAACTTGTTTAATTAATGATGTACCACCATAATTTACATAATTTGAATATATAAAAACATTTCCTGTTTTTGGATCTTTTATATTATTTAATAATTTATATAATTTATTTGAATATTGTTCTAATTTAGTTGTTAATACATTTTTATATTCTTTACTAAGAGACCAAGATGATCCTAATTTTGTAAATATTTTTAAAAACCCATCTTTACCATATAAATCATCAGGATAACTCATTGTAGATGCATCATTGCTATTTTTGTATAAAGAACCTGTTTTAGATACAGAAACTATATCTTCTAATGTATTTTCTTGTGATTCTATTTGTTTAATAACATCTGATAAATCATATTTTGAATCAGTATTTACATCTGAAAAAAGTGCTTTTAAATATGTTCTATACTGATCTAATGACATTTGGCAATAAACAACATTAGTACTTCCAGTTCTATTTGGTATAAGTGCGCGTCCCATAACAATTTTTTTCGGATTTGTTTCGGTATTTTCTCTTAAATAAGAAACCTTACCATATAATGCTTTCATTAATGAACTTTTACCATTGTCAGTTAAAGAAACAATACCGCCCTTTAAGGCATTACTATTAATATATTCTGATTGTGTTTTCATTAAAAATGGTTCTGTAAAATCAAAAATACTTTTAGTAGATGTCATAACCTGCTGACTAGAAGGAGTTTCTTTGTCTTCAATAATTTCTTCAGAAAATGTTTCATCAATATCTTGTTCTACTTCTTCAAATTCTTGTTGATCTATTGGTGTTTGTATTATATTTTGTTCAATATCATTTTTTTCATTTTCTTCATTTTCTTCATTTTCTTGTTCTGTTTCTATTGGTATTTCTTCTATATCAGGGATATCTTCATATATATCTTGATCCTCTAAATTAATATTAAATAATTTATTGCCAGTTGGAAATTGTAAATGTGGTCTATTTATGTTTATCAAGTTAGATAATTCAAAAATCTCAGTAGGATTATCATAAATAGGTGTTGCTGTAAGTAATAATAATCTAGTATTATATGATTTAGACAAAACTTTAAATAACGATTTATAAATATCATTATCTGTAATATTATGGGCTTCATCTACAATTATAACAGAATTACTTAAATTTTTTATTTCATCCTTAGGTTTTTTTCTAACCATTTCTCCATCAATCTTTTTTACACGTTTAGTATTTTTTCCATATTCATCTTTTATAAATTCTTTTGTACCAAGAACTCTATTTACAAATGTACCATATGTTATAAATTGATAATACCTATTTATTTCCTTAGTAGCTTTTAAAATAATCTCATTTCTCATAACATCTGAATTTTTATATTGTATTTCCCCAGAATATATTCGTCTTTGGTTAGAATCAATGTATTCGTCATTTGTACATTTACTTAACAATTCGTCCATAAAATTTTTTTGAATATTTTTATTTTTCACTAAAACAACAATTTTTCTACCCATATTACTAACATATTCTTTAAAACCTTCTGCTACACTTATCGAAGTACATGTCTTGCCCGTACCTAAATTATTGTATAATAATAAATTATCATATATTGTATTTTTTGATATAAAATTTCTAATCAACATTTGAGTTGGCTCTTGATGAATATGTTGTTTTTTTTTATCTGAACTATTATTTATAAACTCCCTTTTTGATAAAATTTCATTAAAATCAGATTCATTAAAATCATTATAATATTTTAATTGTTCTTCTGACATATCACTTAATTAAACTATAGAAAATTTAATTAAGAATAAAATTACTTAATTAAACTAAATCAAATATATATATATATATATATAATTAAATACTATTATTAGAAGCTGGATATGGTTCTGTTAATAATTCGTCTGAATAAGTTCTAACTTTTAGTAAATTATTTGTATTATTTGGATTCAAAAATATAAAATGTGTTAAATATAATAAACCTGGAACAAATAATATATATACTAAATTACTATTATTCTTTTTTTTCCGTTGATTTTTAATTATGGACATCTTATACATTTTCATAACTATATAAAAAATAATTGTAGAGATAAAAACAAAAACATGAAAATTCATTTATATTACTTAATTAATATAAATATTATATATATTTAGAGAAAACAAATTAATATTAAATTAATTTAAATATATTAATTTTAATATAATATAATATATGTCACTTGTTAAATCAATTGAAGTAAGAAAAGAATACGAAGATAAATTGTATGCAATAATTTATAAATATCAAATTAAATATATATATTACATTTTTGAAAATCAATATGATGATGATAAACAAATTAATAAATTAAATAGTTTATATCGTCACTTTCAAAAACGTTTATTAAAAATTGCTGATTGGTCATCAGATAAATTACATAAAGAATATAAAAAATTTTTAGAATGGTGTAAAAGAAAATATGATTTACAAGAAGAAGAATTACAAAAAATTTTAGATACTATAATAACATTATTTGTTAAAATAATGATAAACAAAAAGACCATTATAGTAGAAGGTATACTAGAATCATATACATTTCCTAAATTAAAATATTTCTTTTATAAATGTTTAAAAAGAATTTCAAGACATTATTATGAAAATCCAAAAAATTTATCAATAGATGAAAACAATGATATCTTAAATACAACATATAAAAAAACAATATTAGATTTAATTGGAAGTGTTGTATATAATATGTTACCAATGAAACAAATAATGTCAATATTAGAATATAAAGATCTTATAAATGAAGACAAAAGTGAAAATGAAAATATATTTATACAATACGATTTTAATAATACAAAAACTTCAGAATCATCACATAATTCGAATCCTAAAGTCATTATTGAAAAACAATTAAGTGAATGTTCATTAAAATATATCTCATCTGATGATTTTGATAAAGAATATTGTAAATCTGAAAGTGAACAAGAAATTCAACAACACAACGAAGAAGAAGATTTAGTTAAACATGTAAAAATTCCAAAAATAAAAAGAAATAAACAACAATATTTAAATAGACAAAACAGAAATGATCTTGAAGAATATTTTTTCGATGAATAATTAATTTAAATACATTTTAGATTAAATTAAAAATACATTTTAGATTAAATTAAAAATACATTTTAGATTAAATTAAAAATACATTTTTAATTTAATTATATATATATATGTATTCTTTATTTAATCAAGTTAAACAAAATACAGATGATTTAGTAATTGTATCTAATAATATAAATCTTGATACGTCTGAAACATTAAATAAATATTTAAAATTAATGAATCGTGTTAACATAAAATCAATAAATTTTGGTTATATAAATCATACTTCCAAATTAAAAGACACAGGATCATATATTATAATAATTAATTCACAAACTACTTCTGGTCCATCTGCTATATATACAATATCACGTTCTGATAGATTATTACATGGTAATGTTAATAAATTATCATTTTCAGAAGGTATAAATGGAGATGTAGTAGATTTAGTTTGGAATCCATGTGAATTACCTTTAATTAAATACTATTATAAATCTTTATATAAATCAGAAGAAACTAAATCACAAAAATTAACTTTTTTGATTAAAATTATCTAGTTTTTATTAATTATCTTTGTCTATTTGTTCCTCTTGTAGTATTTGTTAATCCTCTTGAATTACCTGGAATATTTAATTTTACTACTTGTTTTATTTCTTTTTTTACATTTTCTTGTTTAAGTAATCTATTTTGGTCTATTTCAATTATTTCAGAATTTAATTTATCTATAATTATATTTTTGTTTGATATTATTTTTTCAAGTTCAATTGTTTTCGAGTGACTTTTTAATAATAGTAATTTACTTTTTAAATTTTTTTTTAAAGATAATTCAAAATTTAATTTATTTTGTAGACTTAATTTATCAGAAATCGTGTTTTCTAAAATATAATTTTTTTCTTGATAATTTTTATTTAATAAATCATATTCATTTTTAATATCATCATATTTTTTAATAATAAATGTATTTTCATCTTTTAATCGATTTATATCTGATAAATATGTATTTAATTGATTTGTTACAGATTCCCTTTCTAATTTAAATTTTGATATATCTAATGTTAATTGCTTTATAGTTTCAGACTGTTCTTCTATTAATTTTATATTAGTATTATCTTGCGGTCTTTCTAAATTAGAACGTTGTTGTAATTGTGCTTGTAATGAACTTATTGTTTTTTTAAATAAATTAACCTTCATTTCTTGTTCTGCTTTATATTTTTTATCTTTTTCAATAAAATTTTCTAGTTCCTCTATTTTTTGTTGAAAGCGGTTATGACCTATAATTTTTTGGCTACTGTTAACTCTTTCTAACATTTCATTGCTTTTATATATCTCTTTATTTAGTTCTATTGATTTTTCGTTTTCATGGTTATCTTGGTCATTTAATTGTATTTCTTTTTCATTTTGATGAATATTTGTTTCATTTAAATTTGTAAAAAAATTTTGTGAATTATTTTCATCAAGAATTACATTAACAACACTTTGATTTTGTATACCCTCAGACATATATTATTTTATAATAAAATAAATATATATATATAGCGTAATGTTATTTTTTAAGTTGTGGTATAAATGTTTGTGCCAAATGCTCTCCTATAGAAACAGAAGCATCATGTTGTGTAATTGATGATTTTTGTATTTTCTCAATTTGTTGTAACATCATATTAAGTATTGATTGTAAACGAAGTTTATCAAAATTTGATGAGTTGTATTCTTTGTAAATTAAATTAAATAACGCAGGTGATGTTTTATCTAATAATTTATATTTTTTTTTTAATTTATATTCGTAATTAGTTGGAGAATCTCCTTTATTTACAATATCATCTAAATCAGCAATTAAATTATTTAAATTTTCTTTAATGATATCTATTTTTGTATCATTAATGTTTCCTGACATAATATATATTAATTAAAAAAAAATTGTATTATTAACGATTGTATTATAAATTATAATACATGGATGTAAAAAATATAATCTCTAGAATAAATAATCTCTCACATAAAGAAAAATATCATATTTTAAATATATTAAATGCTAATGATATAGAATACACAAAAAACACAAACGGTTATTTTTTTAATTTTTTAAAAATTGATAGCATTACATTAGATAAATTAATAAAATGTTTAGAATTAATTGAACAAAATATTAATTTAATAAAAAACATGGATAAAAAACGAAATGATCTTATTAACTCTTACAAAATAATTATAGAAGAAAAATTAAAATCTAGTTTTGAAAAACGTAAAAATGAATATATTAAACATTTATCAGTACAAATATACCAAACAAATATAAGTTATAACATAAAAAGAATTTTTCATATACGAAAAAATGCAAAATTTTCAACAAACAATTGTAATCAAGCTGAACTTATGTTAAAAGAATATCAAAAATCACAAACAAAATTTCAAAAAAATTCTGTTTATCATAGAATTTATTGTACAATAAGAATGAATAAAAGATATACTGAACCAAAAATAGAAAATGAATCTAACAATAATAATACGATTGATGATATAAATGACGAAATAGAAAATATAGACGAAATTGAAAATTATGAAACGAATATAAGCGAAGACGAAAACAAAAGTGAAATATTATCAGATGAATATGATGACGATGATGAGCATGATAATATGTCTTATCATTCTGAAAATTCGGATAATGAAACAGAAACATCAAAAGCATCAAATAAAATTACACCTAAAGAAAAAAAAGAAAATGATATTAATTATTATAAAAATTTATTATACCAACAAGGGTTTGTATTTGATAATAATAAAACATGTTTTTTAATAAAAGAAAATTACATTTTATAATTTACATTTTATAATTTACATTTTATAATTTACATTTTATAATTTACATTTTATAATTGTAAATATAATAAAATTAAAAAAAATGAATAATATTAATCATTCAATAACTTTTAATGGGTATTCCTTGGTATTTTTATAATATTTATAACAAATATAATACAGAAAAAGATTTAACAATTGACGAGCAATTAATTGCTAATCTAAATATAGATGATTTATTCTTAGATTACAACAGTTTAATTCATCCTTGTTCACAACAAGAAATTAATAAGATTAATCTTTTAAATGAAACGACTATAACTGAACCTAATATAGAAGAAAATATTATATTAAATTGTTTAAATTATACTAGATATATAATTTCTGTAATTAAACCAAAAAAATTATATATAATGATTGATGGTGTGGCACCTAGAGCAAAAATTAATCAACAAAGAGAAAGACGATTTAAATCACATTTTTTTAAAAAAATAATTTCTGAAAATTCACATGAAATGACCAATACAAATAACAATACTGATACAAATAACAATACTAATAATAAAATATATTGGAATTCCAATAAAATAACACCAGGAACATTATTTATGGATAATCTTATAAAAAGTTTAGAAACATTTAAAAATCAAATGGAAAATGAAAACCTAGAAATTATAATTTCTGATTCAAATATTTGTGGTGAAGGTGAACATAAAATGATGAAAATAATTTCTAATAATTATGATAAAAAGTCAAATAAAAAAATATGTATTTATGGTTTAGATGCTGACTTAATTATGTTAAGTTTAATAAATGAATCAAGTAATAATATTATTTTATTAAGAGATAATACATTTAATACTAAATTAAATGAATCTAAAAGAATATATACATATTTAAATATATGTAAATTAAAAACATATATATGTAAAGACTTACGATCTGGAAATATTAATTTAAATGAAAATCAAATATCAGATTTAAATTTAATTTACGATTATATTTTTTTATGTTTTTTAATGGGAAATGATTTTTTAGAACATATTCCATCTTTATTTATAAAAGAAGGTGGTATAAATGTCATATTAAAATGTTATAATTTTGTTATTGATAAATATAAATCACCTATTATTAATTTAAATAGATTAAATAATAACGATTGGAAATCGTGTATAAATTTAGATATGTTAAAAGATATATTTTATAATTTATCAAAATCAGAAAGTTACTTTTTTACAAATATTTATAGCGCATATAAAACAAATAATAAATCAAATAAATCCATATATAAAGATATATATGATTTAAATTCTATTAATACGACTGAAAATTTAAACGTATATTTTTATACAGAAGATAAAATTAAATATAATGAAATAGGATATAAATCAAGATATTATAAATATTATAATATAGATAATATAGATAGTGCTTGTGAGGCTTATTTAACTGGTCTTTATTGGATATTAGGATATTATAATAATCATAATCACAATAATTGGTCTTGGTATTATCCATATCACGAAGTTCCATTTGCAAGTGATTTACATTCTTATTTATGTAAAAATAAAACAAAATTTTTAGAGAATATTAATTATTGCGAATCCTTGCAATCAAGTTCTTGTATATCTAGTTTAGAACAATTATTTTTAGTACTACCAAAAGAATCTTTATTGGAAATTATTAAAGAAAAAAATATTATTATATATAATAAATTATTAAGAATATTTAATACAGAAAGTAAGCTACTAGATAATTATTATCCAAATAAAATTTATTTAGATATAACAAATAAAGAATATCTATGGCAATCAAAAATTTTTTTAAAAAACATTAATACAAATATATTAATTATATTATAAAAAAAATAATATATGTATTTATTATTTAATCAATATATATATTTAATTATTTAATATTTTTTTTAAATATTTTTTTTATTATTATATTATATAAATAATAAAAATGGATTACATGAAACTTCTCTTACAACTTGCTCAAATTCTAGTTATTGCTGGAGCCCTCAATTGGGGTCTAGTAGCCTTTAATGGTACAGATGCCGTTAATAAACTCACTGGTGGTGGTGACATTGAAAAATATGTTAAATTTGCTGTTGCAGCTGCTGGTCTTTACGTTGCTTACACTCTTTATTTCTAAAATTTTAATTAAATAAAAATCAATTAATAAAAAATTGATTTTTAATTGTATTTTTCCTTTGATTTTTATATAAAGTGCGTAAAATTTATTAAATTAATTCCTTTATAAATTAAAACAATAAAATGAGCAAACTAGTAACATCTAAGACCACAACAAAAACTACAAGAACTAAGGCAACTCCAAAACCAAAAGAAGTTGTTGTTGAAACACCTGTTGTTGAAGAAACACCTGTTGTCGAGACACCTGTTGTTGAAGAAACACCAGTGGTTGTTGAAACTACAGAAGTTGATTCAATGAAACAAAGATTTGAAAGACTTATTAAGTCTAAACAAGATTTGATGTTGGAACTTAAACGAGAAGTTCAAGAACTTAAAAAAATGCAACGTGATCACGAACTAGCTTTAAAGGAAGCTTCTAAAAGAAGTAGAAAGAAGAGAGTACGTGATGAAAACTCAACTAGAAAACCTTCAGGATTTGCATCACCAGTTGTAGTTTCTGATGAATTATATTCATTTCTAACTCGTTTTGGAATTAATAAAGGAGATCCTATTGCACGAACTGATGTAACTAGATATGTTACAACTTATATTAAAGATAATGATCTTCAAAATCCTGAGAATAGACGTGAAATTGTTCCAGATACAGTTTTACACAAACTTTTCGGACCAGCAATGGAACACAAGGATCCAAATGATGCATCATCACCTTTAGTATATACTTATCTAAAACTTCAACGTTATCTTTCTCAACATTTTCCTAAAAAAGCAACAGTTTAAAAAAATAAACCAATAAATCAAATAAATATAAAAATAAAACAATAAAACAATTAAGCCCTAAATAATAGTAATATTATTTAGGGCTTAATTGCATGTATTTAAATATTACAATTATAAATATAAAAAATATATAATTATAATATATGTCATCACGTACAACTTCTAATCAACAACTTAGAGAAGCTGTATTACAACGTTTTATTAGTGAAATAGAAAGAAAATATAATGAAATAACAAGTGATGAACGGGGGAAAAAACAAGATATGAAATTATTTCGTGAATTAATTAATCCAGAAAATAATGAAACATTAAAATACGAATATTTATCAAAATTAACAAGAAGAATTACAAGAGGAATTTCTGTTTTGTTTAAAATAGATGATCTATCTATGTTAGATGCAATAGCAAAATATACTTTTCTAACAAGACATAGATTATTAGATGATCCTAGATTTTTACCTAGACAAACTAGACCTAGATCATCTTCTATAAGAGGTCCTAGAAGACAAGAAGAAATTACACTTACTCCAGGAGTTTGGAATAGAGAATCTCAATTTCCAACTTATACAACAAGTCCTGGTCCTATGTCATCTATTACACAAACTCCAGTTTCATCTAGATTAGCAGCACCAATAACTTCACAAATTCCAGAAACACCGTCTCAACAAACTCAAAATGTACTTTGGGGGTATGAAGATACTAGTACCATACTTTCATCTATAAGTGAATTTGAAGAAGATCAATTACCAAATACAAAAATTCGAGCAGATAAAAATAGTTTAATAATTAATGGGGCTGATAAATTATCAACATGTAATAATGAAGATAATGACCCTGATCCGAATGAATCAATATTATCAGAAGATAATAAAAGATGGGTTGAAGCTAATTGTCTTAGTTGCCAAGATATTGCAACACAATATAATTATACACAAGAACAATGGTCTGATCTTGTATCAATTAAACAATTAGATAGTAAAGGTAAATTTAAATTAAGTCAATGTACATCTATTAACAATTTTAAAGAAAGTTTAAAAAGAGATTTAATAACTTCAAATGAAAAATTTAATATAATGGATTATCAAACAATTTTTAGTATATATGAATTAAAAAATAAAAATTTATCAAAAGGCGATTTAATGAGAGGTCTTGGTACTCGTCCTACAAAAACGTTATTATTCAGACTTAATTTGCCAAGTGGTACATTATATATTGATTTAGAAAGCGCTTACAAATTAATACATAATAAAACAAAAGAATTATATGCATTACCATTATTTGGAGGTTTACGAAGAAGAGTAGGTAATTTAAAAGGATCTTTAATGGAATCATCTACAGTTCATGGTCAAATTGAAGGATATAAAATATATAGATTATTAACAAAGAATGAAATAGAAAATGAAATAGAAATAGATTTTGAATTACAATTAATAACAGAAATACAATATTTATTACAATTTGCATATAAAGAAGGTGAAACAGATAAAAAAATGATTTCAAATGTTACAAATAATATTATAAACATTTTAACTAATGAACAAAATACATATTAAAATAAATTGAATTTAATTTCTATAATTTTAAAAATATAAATGGACAATCTAAATAATCGTTTAATTACACGCGAAGAAGTAGAAAATATTCTAAATTATTTTGGAAATATTGGTGACAACAACCAATTTTTAAAAATAAATAATTTAGAACATTATCAACAAGCATTTGTACATGAAAGTTATTTTCAAGCAGTCCAATATAAAATATCAGAACTAAAATCTGATAAATTAAGTAACAATCAATTTTATATCCCAAAAGAATCAAGTGAACGTCTAGAATACTTGGGTGATCATATTTTAAAATCAACAATGTCTAGATACTTATTTGAACGTTTCGAGAACGAACGCGAAGGATTTTTAACAAAATTAAAAATTAAAATCGAAAAATGCTCAATGTTACATAAAATTGCGGTTACACTTGGATTTAAAAAATTTTTATTATTGTCTTTACAAGTTGAAAATCAGTCTATATTATCCTTAGATCGCGGAAGAAACACACCCAGTATGTTCGAAGACGCTTTTGAAGCATTTATTGGTTCTATTTTAGTTGATTTTGGAGAATATGGCTATTTATACGCTGATCGTTTTGTAAGAAATGTCATTGAAAACATCATCGATTTTGCTGAATTAATCTCAAAGAACGATAATTTCAAAGATTCTATTCAACGGTATTACCAAAAACAAGTAAACGGCCTTTGGGGTACACCTATTTACGTTTCTTTGAACGAAGAAGGACCACTTTATCGTAAGGTTTTTACTAGAATGTTAACATTTACAGAAACTCAATTAAATGAAATGGATCCAATTATTCAAGATAACATAAAAAAGTATACAAATCACGTATTATCAGAATATAAAACAAATAATCCCAAAATTTATCTAAAATTATTTGATATATGCCAATCTGGAAAATACATATTAGGTATAGGTTTTGGTCGTAAAGTCATCGAAAGCGAACAAGAATGTGCAAAACACTCTCTACAAATACTTAATTTAGATTTAAATTTTTAATTTCCTTATTTAAAAATATTAAATTATATTTAAATAAGGAAATTATATTTAAATAATGTCTTTTACAGATCTACTTTATTTAGAAACAAAAGATTCACATAAACAAGTTGATAAACATCCGTTTGTTTCAATGATACGAAAAGATAAATTAGCTGGAGAAATATATATTAATTTTAATAAAATTTGCATTTACAAAATTCAAGAAGTTTTAAAATTAAATGATATTAATTTACAATCTAATTTATACAGAAATTTTGATTTACCTGAAATATATATAACACCTACTTTACAAGAACTTTTAACTCATTGTAAAACTTACCCACTTGAATCTGCGTATCAATTTTATTTAGGTTTGTTATTTGGTGGTAATATGTTAAAACGAATGTTACCTGAACACAATGACTTTTTAACATATGAAAATTCAAAAGAATTAATAAATAATTTTAAAACTTATCTTTGCAACAATGTTGATGAAGTGGAAAGGATAAAATTTATAGAAAACGTTAATGTATCATATAAATTAATTAAAAAACTATTTGATGAATTTTATGATAAAGTAAATAATATAGAAACGACTTATAAAATTAAATTAAAATCCCCAAATTTTATCTAAATCAATTGTCATTTCTTCAACTGAATTTACTAGAGATACTTTTGTACTATTATCTGTATTATCTATTAAATATTTTAAAATTTTATATTGTAATGATGTTTCTATATTAGATTTAAAAATTTTATTATTGTCACTAAATGTAAATATATTTAAAAGACGTTTTAAAACACGCAAATTAATTTTTTGAAAATTTTTATTTAATACATCGTCTTCATTTTTCAATTTGTAAAAATTATCCATGTCTATTTCAAACAATTTATAATCATAAATAATTTGAAATATTTTATCTAATGCAGTTTTTACATTAGAGTCATTTATATTATTATATAATTCTATTTTTTCCTTTTTTGTAGTATTTTTACCTTTTTTATTAGTATCAAAATATTTATTAACAATTATCATATTTTTTAATAAAATATCAACGATATAAAAACAATTATTTGAATCAAAAATACAATTAAAACGTGTATTAATTTCGTTTAAATTAAATTTATCAGAATATATATTTTTTTTACATATATTTTTAACTTCATTATAAGAATTTATAAAGTTATAAGAAATATCTTTAAATGAATTAAACTTAATTTTACAAGTCGTTTCTATATTGTTAAATATCTTTTTATTCGTTTGTTGCAAATAATACGTTGGAATAATACAAGATTGATGAATATATTCATTATACAATTCCCATCGTTGATGTTCATATACATCATTATGAATTATATTAGAATATGATATGTTATCTATAACTTTTTCCATATTAATTAATATATCTAAATCATCTTTTTTAGATATTTCTGTTGTTTGTGATATATGATCTAAAGTTATATTTGCATAATTTTGATAAATAGTATTTGATATAACGTGTGGTTCACATGAAAATTTATTATGTAATTTAGCAATATTAAACTCATTATTTGATTTAAATATATATTCCATTTTTTTAGATAAATCTTCATCAGTATATTTAATATCTATAGATCCAAGAAAATTAGAAAATAATACAGAAGTTCCTTTACTTATATTCCATTGTTCTAATATAAATAATATTTGACGAATATCATATTGTGATTTGTCTATTATTTTTTTAATCATATCCTTTTCTAAATTTAAACATTCTGTTTTATTAATTTCACTTATAAGTTTCGATAATTCTAATAAACTAACATTTTTAAAATCTATAAATGTACAATTTTTATAACTACTAAAAATATCCTTGTATTTTGTTGTATTACATATTAAAATTATAGGTACATTTATATTTCTTGCATAAACTAAATTTACAAATGTTTCTATACCACGATCACATAATTCAATATTATCAATAAATACAATATTATTTTTATCTTGTTTGTTTTTATGATTCCATTTATCAATATTTGCTAAAGTTATACTATTAAAACTAACTATTTGTTGTAATGTTTCGTTAAGTCTGTCATTATTACGCAAATTATCAGAATCTATATTAATTAAATTATAACCTTTAAATAAACATTCGACTGTAACTGATTTTCCACAACCAACAGGTCCATTTAAAAATAATATTTCTTTAACATTTTTAATCTTTTCATATTTATATTCGATTAATTGTATCCACTTACGAATATGATTTACTATATCTTTATGAAACAATAATTTTTGAGTTGTAGGTTTATATTTCACACTATACATTATAATTAAATTTATACAATTTAAAATTAATTTTTTATTTTTTATTAATAAATTACAAATAAAATGAATCAAATAAAAATAAAAAATACAGATAATAATTTAATTTGTATTTTATGTAATCAGCGTATTAATATAAACATATCAAAACATATTTGCGAATTCCGTAATAAAACCCGTTTTTATACAATTACCAAATAAATTTTTATAATATTTACTTACATTTCGTTTATATCTATTTTTTAAAAAAATAGATATAAATAATATAAATGAATTCAGAAATCCAACAAAAATTCCAAAATTATTTAGATTTACACAAATCATTATCAAAAATGAGAAAAGAACAAAAAGAAACAAAAACTTTAATTGATAAATTAGAAAAAGAAATTAAAGAATACATGACAGAAAATGATATGGATAGCATTTCTTTAAAAGATGGTGAAATAATACTATATTCTAAAAAAGTATCACAAACTTTTAAAAAAGAAGCTATAATGGAAAAAATTAACGAACATTTAAAAGATTTACAAGAATCAGAAACGATAACCGAATCAATTTTACATAATAAAAAATTCATTTTACAAGATAAAATAAAAGCTGTTATTAAAAAAAAATAATAAACAATTAATTATTATTACGACGAATACTTCTACCATTATATACAATAATTTCATCAGTTATATCACTTTCCATAATTTCATTAATTTCATTTTCAGTAGTTTCATTTTCAGTAGTTTCATTTTGATTTACATTAATATCATTTTCAGACGTTTCATTTTGATTTACATTAATTTCACCAATTATTTCCATATTATTATATAATGATATTTCAGGAACATAAAATCTTCTAGACATTCGTTCTTGTTCCATAATTTCATTAATATTTACAAAAAAATTATCTGTATCAATATTTACCAATGAACGAAAAATATTATCTGTAAAATTTGCATTTTCAATATTTGTATCAATACGTATATTAGTTTCAGTATTTAAATTATCATTATTATATATAATTAAAGACTCATCTGAATTATTTTGTTCACTTTTTAAATTTTTATTTAAAAGATATTTATCTAAATATAACTGTACATCTATATATAAAGATTTATCTAATTTAAATTCTTCTATATTTCCAGGATACTCACACTTTAATTGTTCATAAATAATTTGTTCACTATAATCTCTAGACCTTTCCTTGTAAACAGATGTTAATATCAAAGTTTGTTTAAAAGGTAAAAATTCAATATATTCCCGTTTATTCTTTTTTAAATAATTATACAAATCATCATATACATTAAAACGTAATTCCGGTAATAAAGAATTTATAACATGAAACAAACATGATTTAATTCTAGTTTTATTTAACATTTCTATTCCATTTAAATGATCATTAATAATACAATCACCTTTTTCATGGCTTGAACAATACTCTGTACATTTATATTCTGATACATAATTTTTTATAAACGAATCATGATCAAATCTATAACACCCAGAAATACCAGCTACATTCCAATGATCACCTAACCCCTTTATTAAAAATCCAATTCTACCACAAGCATAACATCTTTCTAAATTATGATGTGACAAAGCATTACATTTTTCTGTTTTATACAAACTATTTTTACAAATAGAACATATCATATAATTATTTATATTTTCTAATAACATTAACATTTGTCTGACAGCTTCTTCAAGTGTAATCTCACTATTTTTAAATAAATAAGAAGACTCATCGTACGTTTTTTTATCTTCAACAATTGTAGAATTTGTATTTTCAGAATCTGTTTCATTTGCATTTGTAATTTCATTTGTAATTTCATTTGTAATTCGATTTGTAATTTCATTTGTAATTTCATTTGTAATTCGATTTGTAATTTCATTTGTAATTTCATTTGTAATTTCATTTGTATTTGTAATTTCATCCATTTTTACATTACTATTTTTATTAAAATAATAATTATAAACATTTGGATTTTCATTTTCATAATTTGTTTTACATGTATAACATATAGAATAATAATTGTATATGACTTCTTTACAACAATAACAAAACTTTTTTAGACATAAATTATTTTGAGAACATTCTAATACAAGTTCTCCTTTATTAGCACTTTTTAAAATTATATTTTCAACTAATATATCAGTATTACATTTTGAATCTGTTCTATAATTATATATAGGACATTTTATTATAGTATAACCTGGAAATGCATATCTATTCGAATGTTCTAAATAATTGTCCCATTCATCTTCTGTATTGCATATCTTACTAATTAAATTATGATTAAAAACATTTTTAAATCCAATATTTGTTACACAATCCTTAAAAGGATATGGACAAGCCATATGCGAATTATTTTCATTTATTGGATGATTATCATAATTATTTATTATTTTTCTTATACATCTAATACATATATAATGTATATTACAACAACTTTTAACCAATAATTCATTAGGTATTTTATTATCATGAAATATATCTTTATCTATATCATTTAAAGATAAATAACCATCCGATTCTAACTTTTCTTCAATTATATCATTTACAATTTCCTCAATCATATTATCAGAAACTTCCTCAATCATATTATCAGAAATTTCTTGTATCATATTACAAATTTCTTCTATTGTATTATCATAAATTTCTTCTATTGTATTATCATAAAATTCTCCTTTTGTATTATCATACATTTCTTCATTTGTATTATCATACATTTCTTCATTTGTATTATCAGAAATTTCTTCTATTGTATTATCATAAAATTCTCCCTTTGTATTATCATACATTTCTTGTATTAGATTATCTTCATTTGTATTATTTGTATTTAAAGCAATTTCTTTATCAAAATCATTTATATATTTATTTATTAATTTATTTAAATCAATTTCTGTATTTTGAGAATCGCTATCATTAAATTCATTTGAAATATATTGTGTATAATATTGTTTTGTTCGTTTTATTAAATTAAAAGTTTCAAAACAAACGCAACAATATTTATCATTATCGTTAATAAAAATATATTTATTAGATATCATTACATTATATAAATAATATATTTTTATGATAAAACACTACTTTTTAAAAATTAATTTGTTTAAAAAGTAATATACTCAAATCCCATAACTATATCGAAATTTAATGGTAAATTTATAATATAATCTATAGAATTATTAAACTGAAAACTTATTTTATTCATTTCTAATTCTTCATCTATATCATATGGAGTATTTAAATTAGGTATATGACATATTTTATTACCATAATTACTTTGTAAATTAAAATTAATCTTATCATAATACGTAAAAGTTTCCTTTGTAGTATAATAACGTTCTATTTCTATATCATTAATAAAAAGTTTAAAATATATATTTTGATAAATATTTTCAATAGGTGATTTTTCTCCTATATACATATTATTATTAAGATATTCATTTTTATCAAACCCAAGAATTTCACATAAAGAATAATTATTTTGCGATGTATTATTTGACACGAATATAATACCAAAATCTAATACCGATTTATCCCTTATTTTTTCATCTTGACGTTTAATATCTTTGTCATTGATTGATTTAATCCAATCACATGTTATATAAACTTTATTTTTAATTTTATTCTTATAAATTAAAAACTTATAATCATTGTTTTTATTTATGGAAACAAAATTTATAGATTTTGTAATTATATCTAATAATTTATCTATAACATAAAATCCAATAGGTATAGTAATTAAATGTTTATGCGACCCTTCTAATAAATAAAATTTATTATTATAATTTGTTATATTATACATATCATATAATAAATTTATCGACTCAAGATAAATACTTTTTAAATTTTCTATTTTTATATCATATTCATATTTATTATTAATAAAATTAGCATCATCTGAAAAAAAATTTATAAAATTTATTTTAGTCGTATTGTTTTCTGTTATAGTGTTTTTATCTTTTTTTTCTATTATACCCCTTTCTTCCTTTTTAACCATTACATGATTTTTTTTATTAGATTTATAGTTATTTTTTTTATTAATCCTTTCATGAACATTTTGTTTTTGTTCATTTTGTTCTAAATTATTTTCTATCAACACATTTTGTTTTTGTTCATTTTGTTGTATTTGTTGTAAATAATTTTTTTGAATATAATTTTGAGAAACTATAAATTCAAATTTAGTAACAGCTATTTGGTTTAATTTAATCAAAACATCTTCTAAATTTACAGATTGATTTTTATTAAAATAATCATTGTATATATTTACAAAATTATCATTGTAAATCATAGTTTGTAATTCTAAAAAATTTTGTTTATATAATTCTAAATTTTCTGTTACATGTATATTCCTTTGATTTAATTTATTGATAATAATATTAAATAAATAATTTGAATTATTAGGTGATATAAAAACATTTTTAAAACGATTTACAATATCACTCATTCTAAAATACAAAATTAAAAAGTATTATTTTTTTTCACGCGCAAATAAGTTAAACATTAATTTTAATTACAAATTTACAAAAAAATTATATATATATATATATATATAAAATAATGGATCAAAAAATGATGATTATGTTAATAATTGGAATATGTTGTTGTATTTTAATTAGTATTGGTGGTGGAGTAGGAATTTATTTTTCAACACAAAAGGAAGAAACAACAAAAGATGACAAAAAAAGTAGTACAACAACACCTGCTGCTGGTACACCTGCTGCTGGTACACCTGCTGCT